TTTGCCATCAACGTAAGCAGACACGGGGGCTGACACACCCATGCCCAGTTTCTTGAGAATAACCTTTTTACCATTGTATTCAAATGACGTAAGGTAATACTCTTTTTGGAAATCGGGGTCGAGAGTTGGGTCGGTTGCATCTGCCTCTGCTGCTGCCTTTGCAGCGTCGGCTTCCGCCTTATCGGTTTCTGCCTTTTCAAGTTCAGCGGACTTCTTTTCCTCTGGCTTTTTTGCAGGGGGCTTGCCAAACTCTTCTTCCATACACGATAAGGTTCGTGATGCAAGAACAGACATGGTGTATGCGACCGACACCTTCTCAGGGGCTTCAAGAATCAAGTTGAGATGGTTCAGTCTTTCGTCCATTAGAATCCTCCGTCACCATTCTTCTCTGGTAACAAACCCTTTTCTCTTTCAATATCTATCTGTTTGTCTTGTTGCTTGATCTCAGCATCGGTTTGACGCAAGATGTTCTTACGAACATACTCTCGGGAATAGTATTCACCGATGTATTCTGTCATCTCTCTCATAACATCAAGTCTTTCTTTGATGATTTCGTACTCTTTACTTTCAGTGAAGAAAGAATCAGAAACGTAATCAAACCGCAGATCTTGTGAGATCTTGTAAAACTCATCTTGGCTTACAATGCCTTTGAGGATGCACTGAACTCTTAGAGAGTTGATAAACAACATGTTGAATTTGTTTCGAAGTCTGTTGATAAACTTCTGGAAGTTCAATTCATCTCGACTAATCTCAGACGCTCGACCCATGTTGAAACCAGTGTCGGCTTCAATTCGTGACATTGGAACATCGAGTGCCTTGTAGAGTTTCTTTTCAAAATACAAAACATCATCCATCTCGCCGAGGTTTTGTCCACCGTCTAGTGTGGTAATTTCTGTACCCTTACCACCTTCACGACGAGGCAACCAGTAATCTTCAAGCATCGACATGAACTTACGGTCATCACGCATCTCACCAGAGGAGGCATCATAGACCAACTTGTTTTTGTAACGATTCATCAAATCTCGAACATACTGTTCGGCTTTGGTCTTGGGCAGGTTACCAACGTCAACGTAGAAGATCCTACGCTCGGGCGCACGCGAGAGGCGATAAATCACAGTTGCGTCCTCAACCAATCTCAGTTGATTGAGTGGCTTGATTGCTTTATGCAAGTATGAAATAGCACGCGATCTAGATGGATCATAAATGCCTGATGGGTAGTAGCACACAGCCTCCGGTGGAATCTCTAGTGCAGACGAATCATTTGGCTTATCGCGGTAAACATACTTTTCTTTTACACCCTTGATGACCGTTGCACCAGTTTTGTTATCTTTCTCTTTTAGAACCTCCGCGACCTTTTTGATTTTGCCTGCGTCAATGGGTCGCATTTCAAGAATGCCCTTTTTGGGATTCTTGGGATCAACGATCATGTGATAGTAACCTTTACCATCGACATACCATCGACGAAAGATTTCATAACCTTTATTGTTGAAATCAAGGAGTCTCAGCAGATGTTGAAACTCTTTACGAACAGATTCCTTTACATTATCTGCAAGGTTTACATGATCGAGAATGATTTCAACTGGATACCTGTTTTCATCAAAGACAATCGCCTCGTTGCAGATGTCTTCAATAGCCTTTTCGATTTCAGGCTGCGTTGACATATCTCTGTATTTTTCGACATAGGCTGTGTCGGTTCTAAGAGATCCGTCAAGGTCTACGGAATAACCAAAGTAACCACCAGCATCAACGGCATAGGCATCATCGAGATCTGGTGTGACAAATGATGATACATCTGCGTTTTGTGCTTGCGGAGGGGTGGATAAATTTACATTGTTTCTCTTGTTTGTTCGCCCAAGAGAAAACCCAAAAAGTTCAACAGGCATAATTATCCCCTATGTCTATTACTCTCTAATTGGTGCGGTTCCTACAGGAATACCGTTGACACCACTAGTGAGGAAGTAAGAGTATGAAAGAGTCACTTGGAAATCAGAAAGCCCATCAGCATCAGCAGAGAGATCAATACCACTGACGCTGGTTGGGAAGCAATAAAGAAGTTCATACGACTTGATTGGTTGACCATTTCTATTGAGTTGATCAATCGACCAAGTAGGGAAATCTACAGCATTGGTAAGAGTAATCGGACGCTGTGCGACATTGCTTGCTGCTCCGTTGAGATCATCCATCCATTTTTCAAAGCGTGATCGAAGGAACATGCCTTCGTCGTTCAAGATAGTGATCGTCCAGTTTTCAAAGGTTCGAGAACCCGGAAGTTTGATCTGACGACCTCTGTAGTTTACAGGGATCTCACCGAGAGTAGACGCAGGGAGTTGTGCAGCAGTAACCAAGAAACTCATAACATCGGGGCTGGTCGTAGTGCCAATGTTGCCCTTGACTCTAAACAGCGAGGGTCTTACGCCGCCGCCGATTGCGTTTTTGAATTTGTCGATGTTCATTTATTTTGCTCCTATGGTATGTATGCGTTATGCACCGATTTCTTGGAAGTTTACGCCACTGCCCGTTGCAACAAAGTTGAGGGTGATGAAGTTGATCGAACGAGATGGTTTGATGAAGATACTTGCAACAAACTCATTTCTATCAACAACAGTTGAAGTGTTGTTGCTTGAATCACAAATCACCTTGAAGTCAACAATACCTCTTCGGGCTTGAACATCACGAAGGAATGGATCGATCAAACTCTTGAACTGCGAGCGAGTAAATGCATCGTTGATTTCGAAGAGTTGGAACTTGGCTGCCGTTGCGATTGCTTTTTCGAGGATGATAAACAACCGACGAACGTTGATCCGGTCAAACGCAGATGGTCTTTGTTGCAGCGTTTTATCACCAAACAATACTGTTCCTTGACCGGGGAACGCAACAACAGGGTTGATGTTGTTCGTATAAAGATCGTCCCGCTCCGCTTGGTTGGGGCTATATGCCAGAGACACAGCACCAAGGACTTGACCACGGTTGAAACCTGCTGGAGAGAACCAAGGCTCTGCGATAATGTCCGTTCGAACGGTTACACCTGCGGTGTCGGCGTTGAGTGGAATATATCGGAAAACATCATTGTATCTGTCGAACGTGAGTTTCCAACCACTGTCCATGACTGAGAATGAAGTGTCAACATTCAGGTTTCCACTAGTGTAGTCAACATCACCACCAGACTCGCTAGCGTTAGTGCCTTTGCGATACGCGACAGTGTTTGCAGTTGCCACCAAAGCAGACTTGGGTGACTTACCACCGCTAGACAAAACAGCGTTTTCGGGTGGAGAGAAGAATGCGATGCAGTCTTTTCTTGTCGATGCAATATTTGAGATTGAGATAGCATCTGCTCCGGTAGCACCACCAGCAACAAGAATATTCACATCAACAGTTTCAGGATCTTCGAAGGCATCATAACCATCAGTGATAACACTGGAAGGTGGTGTTCCAAGGGTTCCTCCCGTGAGTGAGAACGTCGCTGGTTTCACCATGGTTCCGAACACAACACCAGATTGTGCAACCGAGCCGTGAGCCGTTTTTGCAATTGTTCCAGAGTGCGTGGTAATACCACCAGAGGCAGTAGTATCAGAGAAGCCTGTCAAGAATACCTGTGCAGAGTCGTTACGAATTCTTTGCTGGACAAACAGGTTGTTTCCAAAGGTATCTTTGACATTAGATGCTTTTGACACACCGTCAAAGACTTCGAGAACATCTCCCTTAGTTCCGCTGATCAAACCATGCTCGTCGATGACAGCAACATGAATAAGGTCATTCGTAGCACCTCGGTCACTTGCGTCAATGCTAGTGGCGGGAAGATCAGTTGAGAAGTTAGATCTATATTTCCAATCAATTGAGGATGCGGTAAGACCGGCTTGACCCGCTGCGGTAGATCCGACAGTAATCGTTCCAGTAAATTGTCCAACGGAGTTAGCAGCAATGGCGAAACCTCCGGGGACTTCAGATGTTCCACCTAAAGTCAAACCAAGAGTAAGTCCGTTGCCACCAACACTAGATGTAATACCAATAACCTGTGCCGCAATTTTGTAAGTTACACCACCAGTGGTTCCGGTGAACACAAAGTATCCTCCAGTGCCACCAGCAAAATCAGTGGTCGCGGAAACGTTGATTGTGGAATCAACTCCGTCAGGGAAATCTCTTGCCGTTCTAATCGTTGTAATATATGGCTTCTTCAAAGCAGTGATTTGTCTCAACGGCTCTGATGGGATGCCTTTCACTCTCAAGTTATCTCCTGCCGCTGATCCCACATTTGCGATATCCAACTCTCCGTCAGTGACATCAGCACTCAAGCCAGCAGAGGTAATTCCACTTTCTTCAATAAAGAAGTGAAGACTAGTATCAGTGGACGAGGGTACAACAGCATCTCGCGTAACACCAAGCACACTAACCACGGCAGAAGTAGTTGCACCCGAACCAGCACCACCACCAGTGCCGCCAAGAAGAGTAATATTCAGAGTGGTTCGGTCACAA